CCGTGGGCGCCGGGCCCCTGGATAAGAGCGACGGCGCAACCCTCGTCTGGCCCGAACATGATTTCGGACGTGCCATCTTCGTGGCGAAGGAGGTACGCGTGGGGCCTATTCATCGTCGCCCCCTTCCACCGGCGAACCGTAGGGGCTGCAGTACTCTTCGGGCGCAGACGATTGCTCGACGTATTCGGCATCGGCGCCGCACACCCCGCCATTCTCGAAAGCGCGCTGGGCGTCTTCCGCGCTCACCGCTTGGATGAATACCTCGGAGCGAAACGTGATTCGATAGGTCTTAAGCATTGTGGATCCCTCCGATGTAGTCGACGCCGCGACGGAACGGCAGATCCGACGAGTCGTTAGCGTGGGTGAACGTCTGGACGTTCGCCGCGAACCAAGCGCGGCACGCGTCCGGGTTATCTCCAACCCCGATCGCCTTGAGCCATCGGGTAATGTCGCAATCCTCTTCCAGGTAGGCCATGCCGTCGCGGGCGTAGCTGTAGACACTGATCCGATCCAGGTGAGGCCGCACTAGCTCAATAGGGACAGCAAGCCAGCCATGGCCCGGATCGCTGTAGAACGTAAAGGAGCCGCTAAGCATGATCATTCTCCAAGGTGTCGAGGTAGGACCGGGCCGCAACCGCGGGATCCTTGTGTTCGTAGTGGGTAAAGACCGCGACCGTTGACACGTCCGCAACCTCGCCCGTCTCGTCGCATTCGAGGTATCGCACAACCTCGACCATCGTCGGATGGCTGCGCGTGTGAATCATTCCGAAGCTTTCGATCATTCCGTTCCTCCAATGTCGCCCCATTGCGACAAGGCAAGTAGGCCTGACCTCAGATGCAGCTGTCAAGTTAGCTAGACCGTCGGGCGCCCATTCCCCTTTAAGGTAGACAAAAGGGCGGCGCAGCTTGGGCGCAAGCTCGCACCGTTGCGGGGACCGTCAAGGCGGGTAGACCGAAGGGGGCGCGAACCCCGTTAGCCTCGCCCCCTTGTGGGGCACAATCGACAGTCAGGCATGTGTGAAATCGCCGCCGGGCCTTTGTTCATGCGGGTTAGCGGCTGATCCAGGGGTAGCTAACGGACGGTCGTTACCCTCGGAGGCTAGCGTCTATGCCCCGCAAAGCCGCATGGTTGCTAGGGATGCGGCGCTTTCGGTGGGTGACCCCCCCCGAGGGCGCATTCGACCTAGGATCATATTCAGATTGCCCAATCTCCAGAAAATTGGAGTTGTATCGCGTTGGCTTTGAGATCAACTGGGTGCGCGAACCCTACTTGTGGTTTTTGGTGTGGAGTCAAGGGTTGGTGTGGGCGTTGAAAAAAAACGGGTAGTTGGGAAGGTGGTGACGTGAGGCGTTGGATTGTACTAGTGTGTGGTCACGGCAACTCGAGAGGCTTTTGAAATGGCACTAACGACCACAGATGCTCGTAGTCCGCTGGGTACTTCGATTGTTTACCAGTCAGATGCGACGACGGCTGGCGACGACGGATTGTTTGGCTCTGGTGCGAGCACGCTTTATCAGGTGTCGATCGACAATTCGGCCAACAGTTCTGGTGCGCCTTGCTACGTGAAGTTGTACAACGGGACAGCTGCTTACGGGAACGATCCCGTGATGGTGTTGTTGTGCAACGGTGCGGCGAAGAAGACGTATACGTTTGTCGAGGGGATTGCGTTTTCGGGCGCTTTGGGTTTGCGTTGCGTGACGGCTCCTGCGACGAGCAGCGTTGCCGACCCTGCCAGCGACGTGAAGGTCTACTTGGTCGGCGGCTAGGGCTCGTCCTTGCCTTGTTTGTCGAGGGCTGCCTCGACGGCTTTGGCGACCTTTCTGTCGATGGTGATGGTTGCTGATGGCGCTGGGGGTGGGGGTGGTGGTGCTATGCCGACCTTGTCGAGCAGTCGGTCCACCTTGGTTCCGATCTGCGTGGTGAGTTGGTCGATGGTGCGGTCTTGCTTGTCGACCACCGAGTCGTAGCGGTCACGGAGCTCGCTAATAGTGGCGTCGGACCGTTCCTGCTGTTTGCGCTGACTGATGATCAGGTACAGGGCGAAGCTTGCGAGGGGCCCGGCCTCCTGCAGCACCTCTATTCCGAAGGCGTCCATGTCGGCACGGTAGCCGATTCAAGCCCTTTGGCTCAACGCCGCTTGCCCCGACAGCTTGTAGCGTGAGCCGGCCCCGGTCATGGTTTGGAACACCTTGCCTTGTTCGAGCATGCGCTTGAGCACGCGGTAGGCCCGGTATTCGTCTGGGTTCTTCTTGTACTCACGGATGGCGGACGACCGGAACCATCCCAGGTGGGTGGCAATCCCGGTGACGGTCAGGCCTCGTCGTTGTGTTGCGAGCAACGTCACAACGGCAGTTTCGTCTGAGGTCATTCGCACAGTCCGTATTGGGACATGCAGGTAGGCATGTCGTCGTTGTCGTCAAACAGGGGCAGGTTGTCCGTGCCCATGAGGTAGGCGTGGGTGGCCTCGATGGAGGCGTAGGTGTACTTGCGCCCGTCCTTGGTCTGCCCCTTGCCGTCGTGGAAGCGGATGGGGGTGTAGTCGGGCTCGAGGAAGGTGGCGTCTGGCCGGCGACCTTTGGCGATGTTGGCCTCTCGCACCTCTCGCTCGTATTCGGACAGCCTTGGCAGCAGTCCTGGGTCACGGCGGAATGCGTTTCTCAGCTCGCCCTTTCTGACGTGGATGCACGGCCAGCAGCCGACCCTCCCAGCGCCCATCTTGTACAGGTCGTTGGGTTCGAGGTCGTGGCGAGCGTGGGTGGCGAAGACCTGTTCGACGGACCAGCGCAGGATGGGGCGCCAGATGTCGTAAAACCCGCCGAAATCCCCCAGGGTGTCGTCCCAGACGGTCATTTGGGAGCGCCGTTCGGACTCGCCGGCCCTAACCCCTTGGCATAGCACCGGATTCTTCAAGTCGTGGGCCTCGATCCACCGCTGCATGGGCAGAACCTTGAGTTCGGTGGTGCAAAAGCGGGCCTTGGCGGAAGGAAACCGCCCCTTGTGCTTCGCCAGAGACAGGAAGTCGAACTTGGCCTCGCTTCGCTCGACAGGTTGTCCGAGCTTGTCGGCCAATACGTCCAAAAACTCGTAGGTCAGGGCGTGTTCATGCCCCGTATCGTTGAAAACGAAGCGCATGGGGTTGGGCAGGCCCGACTCAAACTTCAACCACAGCGCCATCGCCGCAGAGTCCTTGCCTCCGCTGGTGGCAACCACGAGCTCCTGCTCCGGGTCGGGGAGGTCGCCATCCTTGCGGACCGTCTTGGGGCTCTTGGCCGGCTCTGGCGGGTCGCAATCCCTCGGTGCTTCCTTGAACAGGGCGGTCTGGTGCGGATCTTCCCCCCCCACGTCAGTTCGCCTCCAGGGGGTTGAGCATGTCGTGGTCCCCCTGTGCGAAGAAGTAGCCCTGGTCCGGTGCGTTTGTGCTGGGCTTGTCGAACGCCGGCTCCCCAGCCCTCTTCCAGCAGGCGTAGTGCCAGACCGCCTCCATGCAGTCGCCCGTGTCTCGGTTGTAGGTCAGTTGGTATCCGCCGTCAGTATCTCCGCTGTCCAAGCCGGGATGATCAACGTCCACCACGTTTCCGTAACCGTCGTAGATCCCAGCTGCGACCACGCCGTCGTCAGGCGCAAGCACAACCGTGTTCTCCATCCAGTCGTTGATGTAGTTGGTGGCGTATTGCGACAGCAACGGGTGCTCGCAGCCACGGCACCTGTACGAAAACATTCCCATCAGCCCTCTCCTTGTTTGGCGTCCTTGAACGCCTCGTTCAGATCCTTGATGGACACCTCCACCGTATGGAATACGAGGCTGCATCCGTTGCACGACCGCTTTCGCACCCGGTAGTCGGAGGACCACCAGCCGAAGGCCCTGTCCCCCCGCTTGCTCAAGCAGCCCCTGCTGTCGGTGCTAGGCATCCTCGAGTCGATTACCTTTGTGGCATCGAGGCACCTGGGGCAGGTCATTCGGCGTCAGCCCCGCAATGGGGGCAGTTGCCGTTCGCCTGGCGCTGGTCCCCGCATTCGCCGCAGATCTCGACGGGCGGGTTTGGGTCGGACCAGCTCTGCCCGGTGCGAAGGTTGGCCATCTGTCGTCCACGATTGGTGCGGGTGTCGCCCACGGTTCTCCGCACCGAGCCGTCCTCGCTCTCAAGCGTCACCTTGACCTCGAACATGGCCCCAGACACCGCCACCACCGTCTCCATGCCCTCTCCGCACATACAGTCCTCGTCCATGTCGCAGTCGATAGCGTGCGTCTCTTTGCCAAACGTCCTGTCCCAGCCAGTTCGGTATTCTTTTGAGTTCGGCCGGCTTGAAAACTTATCTTTGAGAAACTCTGTCATCCTCGATGTCCAATATCCTTTGGGCGATGTAGGTGGCGACCTGGGGCACCACGGCGTTTCCTAGTCCTCGCAGTCGGTCCATCCGATGGGGAATCCCATCAGGTAGGACTCGACCCACGTCGGGTTCAACAACCCTTTGTCGCTTGGGTCGCGGCCATGCTCTGCCGGCCAGCACCCGTGCCGAGCCATTGACTGCAACGAATGGCGCACTGGGCCCACCCTGCCCGCCCCTCCCCCCTGGTTGCTTCCGTAGCTGCTGGCGCTTGGCGTAGGCAACAATGAAAAGTCTGTCACGGCGATGAGCGAAACCGCAGGCCGCCGCAGGTATACAGTCCCACTCCGCATCGAACCCGCTCTGGGAAAGCTCTCCGAGAACTGCTCCCATCCATTCGGGTCGAGCAAGGAGTGCTGGGACGTTCTCCAGCAGAACGTATCTTGGTCGTAGAAGGCCAACGCAGCGCATGAGTTCAAAGAAGAGGCCGGATCTTGCGCCGCTAATTCCGTCTCTGCCTCGATTGGCGACTGACACGTCTTGGCACGGGAACCCTCCGGTGATGCAGTCGATGGAGCCAAGGGATTGGATGGTGTGGTTTTCGAGCTCACCAACGTCCCCCAGGTTCGGCACATCGGGCCATCGCTTCGCCAGCACACGACAAGCGTAGGGGTCGATCTCCGACTGCGCCACGATTTGGAACCTGCCGGTGGCTTCCAGCCCCAGGTCCAAGCCGCCGATGCCCGAAAACAGACTCAAGCACCGGATCACCCCTGTTCCTGCGCCCTGTTGACCACGCCCCGCACCGCATTGGCGTGCCACTTCCCGCCCCGCTTGCTGGGGATGTCCTGGTCGTTGAGCCCGTTGGCGATGCGCTTCCAGCCCCAGGCGTCCTCGCGCCGCTCCAGCATCCAGGCGATAAGCTCCTGCTCGTACTCGTTGGCGACCAGATCGTCGTCTTCCCGGTCGTAACCAAAGGGCGTGGGCCCGTAGACCTTGCCGTTCTTCCGCTTGAAGGACAGCGCCTCGACCGTGCGCTCCGCAGTCTGCTCACGCTCCCACTGGCTGATGACGCCCATCATGTTGATGATCATGCGCCCAGACGCCGTGGTGGTGTCGATGTGCTCGCTGATGCTGATGAGTTCGGCCTCGCACTTCGCCTTGGGCGAAAACCAGCCGTCGATGAGCGCAGACAGGTCCGCTACGCTGCGGGTGAGACGGTCCAGCTTCACCACCACCAGACCCTTGGCCCGCCGGTCGCAAAGATCCGACAAGGCCGCCTCGAGTCCGTCCCGGTTGGTGGTCTTGCCCGAGCCCACATCCTCATGGATCCCGACCAAGTTGTAGTCGTACAGCGAGCAGTAGGCGGCAATCTTGGACCGCTGCGCCTCAAGAGAGACGCCCTCTTCGCTCTGCTGGTCGGTGGAGACGCGGATGTAGCCGATGACTGGAATGCTCATGTGGTCCTCCCTGTTCCCAACACCAAGGGTAGTTACCCCCTTGACCAGAGTCAACCCTGTTGTTACGGATGTCGTGTCTTTGACCACAACGCCATGTTCAGAGCACTATTTCCAAATGGCAAAAACCGGAAAAGCGCCAAAGCCTGCGACCATGAGGAGCCCAGACAAGCTCATCGTGGACAGGGGGCATGGCGCTCCAATGCCGCTGCAGATGGCTCATGCAGCTGCAAAGGGCCAGGTCGAGCAAGACAAACTGACCGCCACGCAGGGGCGGGTGCTCTCCCTGCTCAAGACGATCTCGCCCGCGGGCATCGAAGAGCCAGACAGGCTGTCCACCGAGGACATTGTCGAATGGCTGCAGCGCCCAGACTGGCAGGACGGGATGGCCGAAAGGCTGGAAGAACTCGTCCAGGCCATCGACGCCCAGGCGCTGTCCACGCTGATCCTGTTGCTAGGACCGGACAATACCAGTAGTCGAGTGAAGATGAGGGCGACCGAGGTGGCCCTCAAGCTGACCGGGCGGCTCGTAGAGCGCCAGGAACATCAACACACCATTGGGCTGGCAGAACAGCTGCTGGCAAACGCAAACCCGGTCATGCCTTCGATGCCTGACGCCGAAGCCAGGATCATCGACATCGACCCCGTCTGGAAGAAGGACTGAAATGCCATTGAAGAAGAAGCGAGGGAACGGAGCCGCCAAGAACCCCAAGGCCCCCGTCAGCCTGACCCCGGTGCAGCAGGTTCAAGCCCGCATCGAAACCTACGACCAGGCCCTGCAAGAGCGAGCGGTCAGCATTGAGGAGGCCAAGAGTCAGGTGGACCGGTTGACCGCCGAGATCCTGCAGATCCGTGGCGCCATCGGAGAGGCCAGGGAAATGCTGGCGATGCTCAACCCGAGCGGAGAGGCCGTGCTGATGCCGTCCGATCTTCCAGGCGAGGCCAAAGCACAGGTGTGAGCGAGCAACTCGAGCGCACAGCGTCTATTCTAGGGACGACGCCAAGCGCAGACATCGAGTTGCCACGCTACATCGTCACGCAGACCGAAGCGGACCTGTATCAGGCGGCGATCCAGGCTGAACATCCAGACGACCGCATGCATGCGATGGCGGCGCTGGGCAAGGCCTGCCCTGCGTTCTACATCCACGCCTTCCTCAAGATCAGGGACGAGGACAGGAACCTTCAGCCATTCAACCGCTGGAACGATGGCCAGTGGGAGATCTACACCCGCATAGCGCAGGCGTACTACAACAAAAAGCCCGTTCGGCTGGTCATCCTCAAGCCCCGGCAGATCGGGTCCACGACCTTCCTTGGGGCGCTTGACTACTGGGCCAGCGCCACCCGGTTTCGCTCCAACGGCATCCTGCTCGCCCATGAGGACCAGATCACCAAGCGGATCTTCCGCATCCTGCGCCGCTACCATGAAAACGTCCCCGACTGGCTGCGGCCAGCCACGGTCACCACCTCCCGCCAAGAAATGTGCTTTGACCAGAAGGGGGGAGGTGGGCTCGACAGTTCGATCTTCATCGACACGGCAGGACGGTCCAAGGAGGTCGCCTCCAAGGTGGGCCGAGGGGACACGCTGCACCTCGAACACCTGTCCGAGTTCGACCATTACGCCCACCAGGACGAACTGCTGCTGTCCATGCAGCAGGGCCTGCCCGATGTGCCAGAGAGCTTCGCCTGGTTCGAGTCCACCGCCAACGGAGCCGGCGGGTTCATGGACAAGTTCTGGCAGAGGAGCCCAGAACAGACAGGCTTCGAGAAGATCTTCCTGTCGTGGAAGCACATCCCCTGGCGACCCACCTCCGATGGCGGGTGGGCTCGCAAGTACAGTCGTGAGCTCCCCATCCCCGCCAAGGAATACCGGGACACCATCACGGCGGAAGAATATGAGCTAATCAAAGACCACAGCCTCACGCTCAACCAAGTCGAATGGCGGCGCTACACCATCCGGGTCAAGTGCGTTGGCGACGAGGACTACTTCCGGCAGGAATACCCGCTGACCGCCATCGAGGCGTTCATCGGCTCTGGCGAGTCCGTGTTCTCCCAGTCGTGTCTGCGCCACTATGAACAGCTCGCGGACAAGATTGAGCCGGCGTTCATTGGCAGGATGAAGGAGACGCCCACGCAGATCTTCGCCAGCCCCGAGAGAAAGGGGCCGGTCAAAATCTACGAGTACCCAAAGCCCGGTTACGAGTACATCCTGGGCTACGACCCGTCAGCGGGCTACGAAAGCGGCGACCTGGCCGCCATCAGCGTCTTCTGCAGGGACACGCTGACCTTCGTCGCCCACTACTACGCCAAGGACGATGTCCCCGTCAGCGCCGAGCAAGCTGTGCTCCTTGGGCAGTACTACAACGAGGCGCTCATCGTGCCCGACTGCACCGGCATCGGCATGGCCGCCGTCTGGGCGCTCAAAAGACTCGACTACAGGCGGCTGTATATGCGCCGGGACATCGACAAGCGCAGCAAGGGTGGAAGGAAGGACCGCTGGGGCTATGTCATCACATCGACCACCAGGCCCATCCTGATCTCCGACCTTCGCAACGCCATCGAGAACAAACAGGTCGTGGTCTACGACAAGGACTTCATCTTCGAGGCCCGACGCTTCGCTGTCGTCAACGGCAAGGAACAGGCGTCGAGAAACAGTCACGACGACCTCCTGTTTTCAGCCGCACTCGCCCTGAGAGGTCACGCCGAGCATGGTCGCTACATGCACCGACTCGAGGAACAGGTTGGCAAACAGATAGAAAACGGCTTGAATGCCAGAACGATGATGGGCGACATGGGATATGCACGTCCCCTGCACGCCGATGACATACTTGGGGATCAGTGGTAATCTCGGTCATTCCTTCTAGCGGAGAGTGAATATGCGCGGCGAATCGAAGAAGCGAGTCCATGCCAACGACGATCAGGTTGGCAACAAGGGAAAGATGAAGGGCGGCGTGGACAACGCCAAGAAGGGCTTCGGCAAGGGGATCGACATGCGTTCGGTCCGCGACACGACCGGCGGCAAGTACAACCCGTAGTGGACGGACTCGCTGCCCTGGCGACAGTGGCGGCGTTCGGGTTCGTTTCGCTGACGTTGGTGTGTGGGCTGGTGTGGTACGCCATCCGCAGCATCCGGCTGGAAGCCGACCAACATCGGCAGTACACCGAGCGGCTGGTCGCCGTCGCACAGTCGAGGCGTGTGGCTGACTCGTATCCGATACGACAGCTGCCCGCCACCAGTGCGCGCGAGGTCACCCCAGCCAAGGTGGCGACCGACGACGACATCGTCGCCCGTGAAATGGAGGCGATGGGCCTGCGTCCCCAGAACGAGGACGACCGACTCGAGTTCATGGACCGCATGGCGATGGAGCACTGATGCCCAAGAAGAAGAAGATGACGACGACTTCGCCCTCCACGCACGCGAGGAATGTGAAGGCCAACCTGGAGGCCAAGAAGGCCAAGAAGGCCAAGAAGGATTCCTTCCAGCGCACGGTGGCCGAGTCCACCCGCACGCGTAAGAAGACGCGTGGCGAAGCCATCACGGGCGAGACGATGAAGCTCCACGGCGAAGCGGCGAAAGAGGACGAGCTCGGGCGCAAGGCTTCGGCAAGGGCGAAGAAGTTGAAGGCCGGTGGGCGTCAGTCCTATGGGGCGCTGACGGACACGATGCTGCACATGCACAAGGAGTACGAACTTCGGGACGAAGCCAAAAGCCTAGCCAAGCGCCGCAGCCCATCGGCCACCGTTGGCAAGGCCGGCAAGGAAATGGAAACCCGCCGACGCAAGAAGAAGGACGACTACTAGGTGGCCCAGCCGCTCCAGAGCAAGCTCGCCTCGATCTTCAAGGGGAAGAAGGTTGACCAGAGGGCGGCCATTGTCGAGGAACGCTACCTAGAATCGCACTACATCAGGCGCAAGCTCGAAGGGGTCTGGTTCACCAACATCGCCTTCTATCGAGGCAACCAGTGGGTGACCTGGAACAACCGTGCGCGAAAGCTGACCGTCAAAGCCGTGCCCAAGTGGAAGGTGCGGATGGTGGTCAACCGCATCCTGCCCACGGTCCAATCTCTGCTCTCCCTGCTCGTCCAAGACGACCCGAAGTTTCGGGTGGTCCCTACATATAGCTCTGACAAGGGTGAGCAGGCCGCCCGAGCCGGCACCGCATTCCTGCAACACCAGTGGGAGCGGGACTCCATGTACCGCAAGGTGCTCATGGCGCGTCTGTGGGCGCTGGTCACCGGGCGCGGCTTCATGAGCGTGCTCTGGGATCCAGACGCAGGCGAGGACATCGAGGTGCTCGACCTCGCAGCCTACGACCAGATGGTCAGCGAGGGGCACGTCCCCTTGGAGGCAGCTGCGACCCAACAGGGTCCGATGGGCGGGATGCAGCCGGGCCAGGAGCCGGGGATGCAGCCGGGAATGCAGCCGGGCCAGGAGCCGGGCCAGAAGCAGAATCTTGGCCCCACGGTACTGCCGTTCAAGCCCGCCAAGGCTGGCCGCATCCGCACGGAGGTCGTGTCTCCCTTCGCGTTCCACATGCAGCCCACCGCCTTGAGCCTCGAAGATGCCCAGTGGTGCATGCTCGCCACCCACATCCACCGGGATACGCTCCGAGAGCAGCACGGCAGCAAGGTGGACAAGATCTCCTCGGACAGCGCCCTCGACTACCGCAACTATGAGCGGCGGCTGCTGTTCGATTTCGGCAAGATCAACTACCCGAGCAAGGATCTGGCCGATCTGGTCGTGGTCAAGGAAATGTGGGAGCGACCGACGGAGCAGTTCCCCGAGGGGCGCTACTTGGTGGTGGCTGGCGGACAGGTGCTCGAAGACAAGGAGAACGTCTACCGCAGCCTGCCGTTCGTTGACATGGGCTGCTACCCCTCGCCTGGCTCCTACTGGGACGAGGCGGTCATCACCCATCTGCGGCCTCTCCAGGTCGAGTACAACCGAGCTCGCAGCAACTTCCGTGAGATCGCCAACCTCATGGGCAAGCCCAAGTGGCTAGCTTGGCGTGGCTCTGGACTCATCGACGCAGCCATCGATGACCAACCCGGTGAGATCATCGAGGTTGACGACACCGCACCGTCCTTCCCGCAGCGCATCGATCCGCCACCTCCCCCCGCCCACTACCTCCAACTCATGGAATTGGACCTCCGTGACATGGACGATATTTCCGGGGTCAACGACGCCATGCGGGGCAACCCGCCGTCTGGGGTCAAGAGCGGCAAGGGGCTGGCCATCCTCCAAGAGGGCGGGATGAGCCGGCAGTCGATTCTGATGAACGACCAGTCCGAGGCGCTCAAGAAGCTGGGCCGGATGCTGGTGATGCGTGCCAAGCAGTTCTACGACGAGGAGCGCCTCGTCCGCATCAGCGGTCTGGACAACATGCCCGAGGTCTATGCCTTCTCGAGTCCGCTCGCGGAGATGTGCTACGACGTGGAAATCCAGGCCAACCGGATGTTCCCGTACAACAAGATCGCCCGCATGGAAATGCTCATGGAAATGTGGGTGCAAGGCCTCATCGTCAACAAGGACGGTCAGCGGGATCCACGCAAGGCGCTCGACCTGTTCGAGTTCGGAGACACCGAGAAGCTGTGGGCGCAAGCGGACATCGCTGACAGGCGCTATGCCGAGTTGGAGATCCAAAAGCTCATGGACGATGGCGTCAAGCCAGAGCTGAAGGCTTACGAGAACCACTACTTGCACGCTGAGATCCATCGGTCCTTCCTGCTGTCCGCAGAGGGCAGGGCGATGTCCGCTGAAAAGCGCCAGGTTCTCGAACAGCACCTCGACAAGCACATCGAGATCATCGCTATCTCGGAGCGAGGGACCGCAGAGCTTGAAATGAACAAGATGCCGGTCGGTGGAGGTTCACAGGGCTCCCCCGCTCCTGCTGGGTCCACGCCGGCACGCTCTCCCCAGCGCACGCCAGACCGGGCTGTAGTAGACCGCAGCGGCGGTTCTAACTCGCCTCCCGGTCAAGGCAATCAGGTTCAGTCTTCCGGCAGCTGAGCAAAGTAACTTGACCGTATATCAGGTTCCCTTTTACCCTTATCGAGTTAGTACCCCTGTTCTGGTTTCGTTTGCCCAACGATATGGGCCCAGAATAGGGCGTTGGTAAAACCGGCAAGGGCGAGCACGGGGTCGCAACCCCGATAACAAGCGGCTGGTCGGAGCGGGGAAAAGATGAATGAAGAGCAACGAGGCCAGATCCTGTCAGCGGCAGTACGCTCGCTGAATGAGGATCAGACGGGAAAACCGGAAGTGGCGGCGGAAACGTCGGCAGAGCCGGAAGCCGAAGTGGTCGCAGAGGCTGATGAAGCCGAAGCGGCACCGGAGGCAACGCCTGATCCCAGGATTCCGAAACGAAGGCTGGATGAGGAGATTCGCAAAAAGCGGGAAGCCGAGGACCAGGCGGCATACTGGAAGGGCAGGGCGGAAGCCACAGCTGCCGTCCAGCACCAGTCGCCTGCTTCCGAGGACGACGAGGATGACGATGACGACATCCTTTCCCGCCTCGACCGTCGTCTCCATGACATGGAGGCGCGGCAGCAGCGAGTCGATCAACGTCGAGCCGTCGAGGACGAGACTGCCAAGCTCAAAGCGGAGATTGCTTCCGCGATGACCGACGCACCACTGGCCAAGGCGGAAGATGTAGCCCGTGAAATGCTCTTGGACCCGAGAATGAGTGCGACGGAAGCCGCACTCGCCGTTCACGACCGAGAAAACCAGCGCGAGGCCCAGATCCTCAAGAAGCACAGTATCGCCAAGCAGAGAAAGGGCGACGCGGCTCGCCGGCCAAAGACGACGGGGTCACCCGCCATCGCAGCCGAGGAGAAGCAAACCCAGACTCGAGACAGCGCCAAAAGGGCGTTTGCGGACGCGTTCAATCGCTTCAAGGACGAAGGCCGGTAGCGCATTGCCGCCGAGGTAAACCAACATGGCCGTTCTAGCAACTGGCAGCACCAACTTCCCGACGACTGCGTCGTTTTCGGGGTTGGCAGCTGCGATGAAAGAGGTCTACGGCGACTACGTCTACGACCAACTCTCGCAAGAAACCACGCTGTACCAACTCTTCGCGGAGGCGACCGATACGGAGATCCACTCCGGTCGCGTCTTCATCGAGGCGATCCACACCGCTCGCAACCGCTCCGCGGGTCCGCGTCCCGAGTCGGGCACGGCGCTGCCGGCGGCCAAGACCCAGACGTACAACCGTTTCGAGATCCCCATCCGGCGCTACCACGCGGCGGGCGGCTTCTCGGCCCAGACCCTCCTCGCCTCCGCGCGGGACGAGGGCTCCCTGGTCCGAGCGATGGATGTCGAGGTCAACGGCGCCATGAACGACATGAAGCTGGAGCTTGAGGTCGACCTGTTCGGTCGGCCCGATGCGGCTCTGGCTGTCGTGGAGCTTCGGGACGCCGCTGCTGGCGGCAACTCGTTCATCAACCTCGAGCCCGGAGCCAACGCTCATGAGTTCGACGGGGGTCACGCCGACAACCAGAACTACCTCTCCATGGCCGGTTCCCGGTTCCTGAGCAAGGGTCTGGAGCTCGACATCGGGGCGGTCGATGCCGACACGGGGGTCATCACCTACCGCGCGTCGGCTGGCGTTGCCGGCAATCCGTTCGTGGTCGCCTCCAATCCGACGACCCTGCAAGGCGTGTCCATCGTGGGCGATCAGGATGCGTCGGCCATCGCCCCTGGCGACCTCGTCATGCGCTACCGGGCGCATGGGAGCACCACCGGGACCGACACCGCCACCAACGGGCTGTACGGGATCGAGTACCTCATCGATGACGGGTCGCTGTTGCCCGCCTACCTGGACAACCTCCAGGGCCTCGACCGCACGTCCGACACGGCGCTGCAGTCGGTGGTGTTGAACAAGGGTGGTGGGGGCGGTGCTGCCGCAGCCTTTGACGAGGGCGACATCATCAACATCGTCTACCGGATTGAGGAAGCATCGGGGACGTACCCCGACCTCATCCTGACGACCCGTCCGGGTCAGAAGGCGCTGTACGACCTGTTCAGCGACAAGGTGCGCTTCACGCCGCAGGCGTTCCCCGGCGGGTTCAAGGGCGAACTGTTGACCATCAACGTGGGCAACAAGAACCTCCCCGTCTACGTCTCGAAGCACTGCGCCTACCGGACGCTGTACTTCATCAACCTCAGCAAGTTGAAGCGGTACATCCAGACCGATTTCCACCTTGCGGAGGAGGGCGGTTCGGTGCTGGAGCGGTCCAGCACGGGAGACGACACTTGGGTCTTCCGCATCCGCTGGCATGGCAACGTCGGCACCGTGCAGCCCAATGCTCACGGCAAGCTCGTTGATATGTCCGAAACCCAGATGGACCAGACCTTCGGGGCGGCAACCCCCCTGATCTCCTTCTAGGCGATCCCGGTCTGTTCACCGAGTCGGGGGGTCGGCCTGCTCTGGCCCCCCGACTCGACTTTGTCCTGATTGCCGTCAGATTGGCGGTCGTGGTACGGTTACGTCATGTCTGAACGCGGCAAGATCACTGTGCTTGGCGACGGGCCGCACGTTGAAGACTGGCTCCTAAAAGAACTGCACACGCTCGACCCACGCCTCGAACTGCACTGGATTGCAAAGGACGGCAACTGGGTCATCAAGTACAAGGCGAAGGACGACGGCAGGCTCTGGGGCATTTCCACCTGGCCTGCTGACCAGATGGACCGGCGTCTTATCATTGCTCTGCATATGTGGGACACGCACAGTTCCGAAGCGCAGAAGCGTGACCTTCTCGCAGACATGGAGAAGAAGAACGCCAAGACGGTGGCTGCTGCCAGGCAGACGAGTTGGGACATGAGGGATCACAGCAAGGTGGCCCATGCCCTTCGCGGAGAGGCGAACGCTCTCGCAGGCTACCCGGTGAACCCAGGCCCCATCTTCGTACCGCAGAACCTCGTCACACCTATCAAGAAGAAGCCCAAGAACATCATCCTTCCGGGTAGCTCCTGATGGCGGCCCTGACCCTTGGCGACATGGTGCGCCAGGTCCAGCAGGATCTTGACGACCGCAAAGAGCGACAGTGGAAGGTCGAGGAGATCCGGCGCTGGCTCAACGAGGGCTACAGGCTGGTCTGGAGGGAGATCCTCCAGGTCGATGAGCACTATGCAGCTGTCGAGGCCACCTTCTCGTATACGGGGAGCACCAGGCACCTCAACTTGAACACCGCCGTCGATGCCGCTGGTGGCACCAAGATCTACAAGATCCACGGCATCTGGGATGCGACGAACGCCAGCGGCACCCACGTCGGCACGTTGCTTCGGCCCATCAAGTACATCGATCAGGCCGACTACGCCGACAGCGGGCTCGACCGGCAGACCAGCAACGAGTCCAGCCAGCGGGCGTACTTCGTTTTTGGCGACCCCATCAGCTTCGGTCTGGCCCCAGTGCCAGCAAGCGCCCGCACGATTCGGATGCTGTACACGCCGCACATCACGGCGATGAGCGAACTCGACAGCGCCCCCACCGGGGTTCCCGAGGACAACCAGGACGCAATCGTCGCCTATGCCTGCAAGATGGCAAGGGCGAGGGTGAAGGAAGACACGCAGCAAGACGAAATGCGCTACGCCCAGCTTTCCAACATGAACAAGCGGTCCACAGAGGACCGCAGCAGGCAGCGCAGCAGGCACGTCCATGTCGCTGACCCGTCGGACTACTCCGACTATGGCGGTCAGTACTACGGCGAGTTCACATAGGGGTACGATGCACATTCTCAAGAATCCAAGCGACACGACAATCAGCTTCAAGCAGTTTGGGACGAGGTACATCATTGGGCCAGGCGACACGGTTGAGTTGAGCTCCGACAAGCGGCGCAAGGCCGTGCTTGCGAGAGCCAAATCCGTTGGCGTGCATCTGATTGACGTGGGCGGAACGGCCACCGTCGCTGAACTGCACGGAGCGGTCGAGGGAAAGGTAAAGGCCGCCTACGAGGCTAAGCTCGCCAAGCTTGAGGCCGAAGCCGCCTCTCTCCGCACGGAACTCAGTGCCGTCCGAGCCGGGGTGCCCGACGGTGCCCCCTTGCCCATCGAGGACAGCCCGCCTCCGGTGAAGAAGAAGGCGAAGAAGAAGGCGGCGAAGAAGAAGTGACATGCCGCAACGCCCCCAGCGTCAGCAGCAGGAGAGGATGCCGGCTGCGCCTACGCAGTCGATACGCATTCCAGTACTCCGTGGGCTGACGGACTACCCGGAACACGCTGAACTGGGCGAGTCGGAGGTCTGCTTCAACGTCGACCTGTCAGAGCACCGCGCCAAGACACGCAAAGGGGCTGCGTGGCACGGCGACTTGACCAACTTCGTCAGCCAAGACGTTCATAGAGGCGCACAGCAGATCCCGGTTGGTTTGTGGCATTTCCGCTCACGCCAAGGTGTGCTCTATGAGATCCGAGCCATCACCAATGTCGATGGGAGCGGCTTCCTTGTCGCCCACTACGGTCTTGCAGGCGATGTGGCGCACTACTTCCAGGTGGAAACCGGCGACACCAAGCTAGACCACCTCGCCCGGTGGTCAGGCGTCGAGTTCAGCGACAAGTTCGTCATCGCTGCCCCGCCCAACGACGACGACGAGCAGCGAACGCTGTACATCTTCGACCCCAACGCAGGCTTCAAGGCCCTCGAGTCCACGGACAGGGCAGTGACCCCCCTTCATGGTTCGGCGCTGTTCTGGGGCGTGGACGGGGACGACGAGGGCCCATACCTGGGCCAGCCCCCCAAGGGACAGCTGCTGACCACGCTCAACGGCAGGCTGTTTGTCGCAGGCTTGTATGATGAGCGAGACGCGCTCCGGTACAGCAATCTGCTCGACGCCAACGGCTGGCCTGGAAACAACATCATCCGGGTCAAGACCCACGACGGCAGCGCCATCACCGGTATGGGCGGCATCGGGAACTATCTTGTCATCTTCAAGCAGCGGTCCATCCACATCGCCTCTGTGCTCTCGCAGTACGACGCCAATGTTCGCCGCGCCGTCGATGGCACTGGCTGCGTCAATCACGCCACCATCCAGAACATCGGTGACGGACTGATCTTCCTTGGCGAGGACGGGGTCTACCTGTTCAACGGGCAGCAGAACTCCTACCTGTCGCAGAAGATTGAGCAACGCCTGCGAAGCCTCAAGCACAGCTTCAAGATGGCAGTGTCTGGCTACTACAGGAAGCGAGCTCAATACTGGATAGCGTTTCCCAGTGGGCAGTATCAGCAGGGGCGGGTCTGCGACTTGGTGTTCGTTTACGACATCCGCCGCAAGGAATGGTCCGAGTACCGGTTTGGTACGACGGCAGGGCTCGATGAGCCTGCCATCAACGGCGTGGCCCGGATCGGCTTCGGTGCATTCTCCAGCGTCCTGACCGAGTCTGGGTCGGAGCACTTCGTCGC